TGTTAGATCCACTAACGAGTGGCCTACGCCCCCATCTTTAATAGGTCGAGGATCTATCAAGTGGGCCAGAATTTTAGTGTCCCGAACCTTAGGCCACAACTCTTCCATCTTCACACCAAGAGTCTGGTCAAACACCTGCAGGTCATATGCTGCGTTTTGCAGGATCAGCTTCTTCACCGTGAGCAAAGCCCAGATGACAATATCCTCAAACGCACCCCCAAGCTGCACTGGCACCACCCACGCCTCGGTGGCGTGACCAAACTGCACCAGCCTGATCTTGAAGCTGCTGCTGTAAATGTCCAAGCCGGTGGTCTCAGAGTCTACTGCTAGCTGGTTGATGTTGGAGGCGATGAACTCGCTGAACATGTCCAGGTCGTCTTCGGTTTGGGCGACGTGGATCTCTACGTCCTGGCCGTCGACCTTCCTTTTGTGTGTAAGCATGCTACTCCTCTTCTTCTTCTTCTTCTTCCACCTGGTAGAAGAATATGTGGTCCCAGTTTACACCGATATTAGTATCATCCTGGTGGTTGTGGATGATGATGCTCATCCTCGGATCTATGATCGGCTCCCCTCTGAAACTAAGGGAGGACCCATCTGTGAACGCTATAGTAACTATCTTCATGTGTACCTCCGGGTTGGTGGAGAAGGGCGGCGCTGGCGGACGCCGCCCCCCTCCAAGTCTACTTAGGCCAGATAGGGGCACACTGCTCGGCCTTCACAGGGTGCGGACAACCAAACAGACGGTAAGGCTTTCCTGAAGCCTTGGCTATGCCTGCACGGTACACCATTGTCCCGTGCTTGCATTGGTGTGTCTCCCCGTCTGGTGCCTGGGCGGCACCCGCGGGGGGCCCGTAGCTCTTCGGTGCAGAAGACTCGGCTTGCCCGGAGAAGCCCTGAAACTTCTTGCTAGCCTCCCACAAGTTACGCATCACATCGACCAGCTCCGCAGCGGAAGCACCAGATGTCTGGCCCTTCAGGTCGAGGATGCTGGCAGCGTGGATGACGATCCACGGCGCGTCGAACCCGCCACCACCCTTGAGGGTGCCAACTACTTCTGTTTTATCTTCCACTAATTCCTTCTCCTTCTTCTGTTGCGTTTTAATTTCCACGACGTTGTCGTTAACCTCTAGGTCACCGAATGGATCTGTCATTATTTCTCCTACCTTACCGGGCAAGCGCCCGTGCAGCATTCTTCATCGACACCATCACCGATGTCATGTGTTTGTGACTTCTCGTACTCCTCCTTGGTGATTTGTTGATACGGGGTTTGAGGCATGCTGACGTCAGGGAACACAGTCATACCCTTTAAGGCACCACCAAACTCAGTGATAGTGTCAGCCAGCACCTGCACATCATAGCCCTGCGGGATGTTAGCTGTGTAAGACACAGCGTTGTCAGCCCACACAGCCTGATACATAGCCTGGAACGTCAACATTTCTGTCAACGTCAGGTCATACACAGACTGTACTGTCTCCTCCGCCTTGTCGTCGCCTACAAGGTCTGTCACAGCCTGCAGCAACGAGTCCTTAGTTGGGATAGACACCACAAACGTGTCGGGTGCATACATGTCATCTTCAACCAGGTATCCTTGCTGCTTCAGCGCCTTCACCTGCTCGGCATCATCGCCGAGCTTGTTGAACCTCACCCGGCGAATAAAGTACCGGGAGAAGATTGGATGAATACCCTCGGACACACCTGGCAGCTTCGCAATAGTCCCTGTTGGTGCTACTGTTCGTAGCTTGACAGGTACCGGTATGCGTAGCTGGTGCGAGTACTCTCGGGCCTCTTCTGTGACCACGTCCGCGAGCCCACCAATCAAGCCCCTAAACTCCTTAGTTAAAGGTGCCTCCGAGTACTTCTTACCAGTGAGCGCAAGGAACGACGCCACACCAAAGTGGCCTACACCAATGCGCCTGTTTCGGTCCAGCACCTCGCGAGACTTAGGGTCCTCGACCGGACTGAAAGTTGCCCGTATCAAGAACCTTGTCATCAAGCGGTGAGCCTGCGTCAGGCCCAGGTGGTTGGTCCTCCCTCCTTCGTTGACGAACGCTGCCAGGTTGATGTGCCCAAGGTTGCAAGGCTCCCACTCTTGCAACGTAATCTCCCCGCAAGGGTTAGTGCAAACAACTTGGCTGGGCTCACCGTGGTTGGACAAATCCGAGTCCCAAAACCCTGGCTCACCGTTGCGTGCCATACCCTGCGCGATAGCCTTGAGCACTTTGGCTGCGTTGCCGTGCTGGTCACCGTATTCGGTGGCAGACTCGTCGGCTAACGTCCAGAACTCATCATCAACCTCAACGCTGATGTTTGTTGTCCAATGCTCACCACTAGTGGCTTTGATGTTGATAAACTCCTCAATCTGAGGGTCAGCCCAGTGCATAATCGACATCCTAGCCGAGCGACGCACACCACCAGCAACCACACACTTAGCGATTGCATGGTCGACAGCCATAGCCCCAAGCCCGTTCATCCTGCGCCCCGCATCGTGATTGAACTCCTTAGCCACAGTTTTCAGCATCAAAGCCAAAGGCCCCGGCCCGCTAGCACGCCCACCAAATGTTTTCAGCTTGGCACCAGCAGGACGTACACGAGACACGTCATACACGCGCCTAGTATGCCGCACATCAGTGCGGTAGTGTGTCTCGATCAAGTCAGCCAAAGCTGTCGCCCACCCTTCGCGGCTGTCCTCAATCATGTAAGCACCAGTCCAGTCAGAACCAAAGTCTTGAGACACAATGCCGTCTTCTACCATCTGAAGGTAATCCTCATGGTTAGCATCACATACAATATGCACCTCTAGCTGCTGCTGAACCCGAGGATGATGGTCCAAATACTTTTGGGAGTAGTTAGCCCCGACACCACCACCCTCCATGAGACGCAGGAACGTGAACCTAAAGTGCTCCTCAGGCGACGAAAAACCTGCTACCCAACAATTAAACAAGTGTTGAGCGTTGCGAACACCCGAAGCCCACAAATGCCTACCTGCAGGCATAATCTTGAACTCGTTCATCATCTCGATAAGACGGTCACGCTCATCTTCGTGATGAAACTTCTCATCCACCAAAGCTAAGTTACCGTCGACTACACGCTCCACAGTTTCCGGCCAGGTTTCGTTCGTCCCATCTGGTTTCACCCTAGAATACGTCCGGTTGTACACAATTTCCCCTGTCGGGCCAAAGTTCGTCACGTTTTCTCCTTTTCGATTAATTTAGCAAAATAGGTCACAAATTCTGTGCGGGTTTCAAATATTCACCTCCACAATACATTTCCAGATCCTGCTGAGGCCAGTTATATAATAGCATCGGCTTCGCATCTGGAAAAAGGTCAGGGACTAAACAAGCACGGTACATTTCTGAGCCAGGCATCCCGTTGAACAGTCTGTCAAATAAGTGGTTCACGATGTTAATCCCCCCGGCTTATTAACAGGCGACCAGTTTGCGTCCGCGTTCAGTTGGTCGTTCGTGATCGCATAAGCCCTAGCGTTAGAAATAGCTTTGCGTGATCCAGGCCCTTCGTGGTGGTATGAACTCAGCCGTTGGTGATTGAAGTTCATCCTATCTGTGAGAGACTTAATAGCCCTGTGTGTAGCAATAGTGTCGGCGGAACTCATATCCACGTCGCGTATAACATACTTAGCAACCAAAAGATTGAAATACCTTTTGTTGGATACTTTGAGCACTTTCATTCCGTGCTCAAGGTCTACTAGCGATGTTGCGGTCAGGCCAGTTGGGTCAGCGTACGCAGTTGCTTCGTACTGCCCCCCACGGGTACCTGATGCCGCCTGATCTGCAGTGTTCGAACAAAACTCCCCAGCACCAAGAGCATACAAGGCACCGTTGCCTAACAGACTTTTGACCTCGCCCTTAGAGTATCGGAAGTTTCCGCTGACAACCATCTGCTTTTGCTTTTCAGTCACAGCTACTTGTTTAGCTAGCTTGTGCATAAACCTTAAAACAGCGTCAGGTTCGAAACTGTCAAGCGTCTCTGCTGTGCTCGGAGATTCCAGAATCCTAACCCAGATGTCTTGCTCCACATCAGTCACATCCACATCAGGCCATTCTATACTGATGTGAACTGCAGCTTTTCTCACTACGTCTTGATATTTCAATACTGTTTCGTCATTCATTATTCACCTTTTTCTTGTGTTTATCTAAGTATGCGAGTGCTGGTTTCCTCCACGAGTGTTTCTCAAGGCCGTACAGTAGGACGTTGCATCCATTACACAACAAACCTCGCACACATTCCCCGCAAGAACGACCTTCACAGCATGCGTGATCATGGTCTACAGCAAGCGGTTTGCCATTCGGTGGTTTATTACAAATATCGCACCTCCCGCCTTGTTCTTCTAACATGCGGTCATAATCTTCTACAGACAGCTTGTAACGATATTGCAAATCATGCTTGCGGAGGCATTCTTTGCACCCACTCCGCAAACCGTCCCGACTGCGTTTGTGTCGGCTGTGAGGCATCAGCTTTTTACACTTGGAGCATTCTTTAAGATTGCTCATCATATTCCTTATCTATCAAACGGCCAAGCTCCCTTTTCACATACCACAAAGCCTTCTCAACATCCTCAATCTCCTTATCCGGGTCTTTCTGCCCTGCCCGAGCCAGATACTTGACCGCGTTCCCCCGATTATAGTTTAAATTCTCGGCAATATCAATAACCTCCGCGCTATTCGAAAAACCCTTTTTGTAATGATCTGGATTTAACACATCACTCATCAAACACACCCTCCACAAAGCCCCCAAACAGCACACCCAACGGAGTCAACGACTCCAAAGCAATCCACTGCCTAGCCCCTGAATCAGCGCCCCAAACCAGTGCAGCCTGCACAAAGTCATCTATTTCAATAATTTGCACCAACTCCCCAAGCTCCAGCCTCTCCGATTCTTCCATAATCGTAGGAGCTAGCATCAAATCTCCGGTCACGACAGCACTGTCACCTGGTAACATTATTTACTCTTTCTATGAAGTACTGGCGGCCTCGTTCGTCCACCAGTGAATTGACGTCATACCCGTCGGGTGACTGGATGACTCTCGCATTCGGCAACGTAGACGCAACCTCTTCCGCGAATTTAGTGCCTGAGCTGTCACCGTCAGCGAACACAAGCACCTCCTTGTACCCCAGGAACGGCGGCACAAACCACGGCTTCCACATACCCGCCCCAGGCACACCTACTGTAGGGATACCACACGCAGAAGCGGTAATGGCATCGAGTTCACCTTCGGTGACCCCGACACAGTCCTCTGTGTTGACAAGAGCAGGCGTATTAAACAGCCGAGGACGATCCCCAGGCTGTGAGCTGTACTTTGGATGCCCGCGCTCTTTGCAGTTGTGGTGCTCTTCGACGCACCTGAACCGTATAGATGACACAGACCACCCAAACTCCGGCGACCATCTAAGATATGGTATTGCGAGCCTTCCTCGTTGCCGTTCATGACGACTGTCCGAATCGTCGCCGACGTACCCCAGTCGAAACTTGTCTACTGTTTCTTTTATGTCTTGAGAGCCGAGGCCCCGCTGGCGCAGGAAATCCTCTGCGGGGCTCCCCTCTAGGTTTGTCCGGTACTGGCTCGTCGCCTCCTCTAAAAATTTCCGATGAGATTTTGTTAATAGATCCACTTGTTCCTTCTTTCATTCGTATAATTGAACTTGCTGATCCTTTCACACCACAAGCATGGCACACAAAAGCATCGTGTTTGAACGAGATAGCAGCCGAAGGATGCTCTTCTGCGTGGAACGGACACAAAGCAGGTGTCCAATCTCTGCCAGTGTCCCGTGGAGGCTGCCATTCAGGGTAGTAGTGTTGAATCACCTTGACTATCACCTCCCGTGCATCCCGCACTCGCTTTTCATGTGGCAAGACCACCGCCCGCTACGAACATCAGAACCAGCAGCCTTCTGCGTACAAGGCTCACACCCTATCGAAGGGTATCCTTGCTTGACCAGCGGGTTCTCGATGATGTCGTTCGCCTCGATATACCGGCTGACATCATCATCTGACCAATCGACAATAGGGTTCAGCTTCCACACATCAAATGTGTCGTCCCAGGACAAGAACGGCTGGTTATTCCGGCTCACAGACTCTGATCTGCGTAAACCAGTGACCCACGCGGAGTAGCATGCGAGCAGCCGCTTCATAGGCTGAACCTTGCGCATATTACAGCACGAGTCCGGGTCTGTCGCGAACAGGTTCCGCCCATACAGCATGTCTTGCTGCTCCACCGAATGCTCGGCGTGTATATCGCGCACGTTGATCCCGTATGCGCCTTCTATAGCGTCCCGCGTCTCTAGTGTTTCCTCGAAGTGGTAGCCGGTGTCTAGGAACGCTACATCAGCGTAGGGATACACTCTGGACACTAAGTCAACCAGGACAGCGTCCTGCATCGACGACGCAACTATCAGTTTGTTGCCGTAAACTTCGTGCGCCCACTCCACCCAGTCTAGGGCTGTTTGAACTTTATCGTCGTGCATTTTAATATCCTTTCATAGTATGGTCCAGGCTGGCGGATATTGCAGGTAGTGCAGCGCCCGCATCACCGCATCCTGGTCGTCTCTTAAGTGCGCCAGGAGTCTGTTGCAAGAGGTGCATAGTAAGCCTCGTACACATCTACCACAACTAGTCTTCCCTTTACAACACGTGTGGTCGTGGTCAACCGATAATTTACGCTTGGCCCCTGTTGCCCGCTGGCATATCGCACATGTGCCGCCTTGCTGCCGGTAAAGCTCCCAGTACTGGGGATATGTGA